CAACCAACTTCCAATAAGCACGCTCGTGGCGAGGATCCAGGCAGAACAATTGGAAACAAAATAATTCACCGAACTGGCAATGAATTACAGAATGGAATTCTCTTCATGTCACAGAAGAACAAGCCCTGAACCACTCGCAGAGTGCCGAAACTTTAGAGAGAGGGAGAGATGGAGCTTGACCGGGCACGGGGCTGGCTCGAACCAGACAGCAAGGACAAGCAATGATCCTGACGCAAAAAAGAAAAAGGCCCCGAAGGGCCTTTTGAACTGTTTTCGCAATGAATTTTTGGAGGCGCGAACCAGAGTCGAACTGGTCTAACCGGATTTGCAATCCATTCTCATCGTTTTACATCAATAACTTACAAGAGGACCTCACAAAATCGAGAAAGAACCGCGTCTAGTTATTGTTTAAGTAACGCTAGTTGGTCTGAGGGCAGCAGATTCTCATCCTCGGGCTTTTCCGCTCCGCTCCGAAGCACGCCGAGCGGCGGCAGCCTGATCAGCGCATCAGCCTGGGCGGCCGTTCCGTGCAGCCAGGCATCCCAGTCCTGCTGCTCAAGCATCACGACGCCGCGCTTTTCCTTGCCGGGCCGGTGCATCAGCGCGAGCACTGGGTCGCCGTCTGCAGGCTGCGTGATCATGGTGTAGTTCGGGACAAGCTCCCCGGTCTCCGGGTCCGTCCATTCGCTATAGAGCCCGGCCAGGGCCGCCGGCTGCCCGTCCGCGCGCTGGAACGACCACCACACATTGCGCGACCCGAGGCCCCAATACGGCTCGATCCACGACTCGGCGGGGATCAGACAGCGCTGGCCGGCTCGCCATGCAGGCGCGTACGTCCAAGACTTCGCGATGGTCTCGCGCCGGGCGTTGTTCGTTGACATGGGCGTCCCGTCGCGGGTAGTCGGCCGGCGCGTGGGAGAGCTGCGCGGGATCATCCCCCACTGCCCCACCTCAATCTCGCCACCGGGCTTGATATACGGCCCCAACGCCAGCGGCGTAACGTGTGGCTTCCACCACCTGTTCGGCGCCTGTCGGCCGATCCGAAAAACGCGCTCGATCTCGGTCTCGCGTGGGGTGTTGTATCGGTTGCAGATGATGACCTCCTGATGACCATCCGGGATTGTCAGGAGTACATGCTAACTTTCGAGCATCAAAAAAACACTGTATATTCAAACAGTGTTCTGCGAAATCATCGAACTCCGTCGCGCTGGCCTCCGTCTGGCGCCTAAAGACTGGCCAGCTCCCGTCCGGGGGGATCTGCGCATCACTTACTTGAACGGGCGGTCCAACAACAACCGACGCAGCATGCGAGAGGCGGCGCTGTGGGTTGAGTGGAGCACGCATATGGTCCCGGGTCCACACCTGTGGGAGCCAGTGCTTCTGGACATCCTCGGAGATGCAATGCTATGGCGCGGCCACGTATGCGCCCGCACCGATGCGGGTATTGCTGAATATGAGCAGGTGTGGCTGATCAGACCCTGTCCATCAGTCGATGGGCCGCCCCTTGCACAGTTCGACGCCGCTCGGTTTTCGCCGAAGCTACCAGAGACCATGCCACCCCGCTCCGAAACACCCAGCGTCGCTGAGCGGTGGTACGCCGAACAGGGGCGCGAGATGCCCATGACCCGTTGAGGAGCCAGTTATGCATCCGCCGCTGATCTATCCGACGATTCTGCGTATGCACCCCTGGTTTGGCAGGCCAGAGGAGGAGTTACTGCCTGGCCGCCCGGAAGAGTACCGAATAGAACAGCAGGCGCCCGACTGGTTCGTCGTTTTTGGACCCGGCGGCCAAGTCGTGCATAGTGGACTAGGGCCGGTGCAGATCCTGCCGGTGCGTCATGCCTGACGGACTCACTTGGGATGGAGTGCCAGTCCACCCCGGCTGGTATGCCGTCGTAGTGGACTACAGCCACCTACCATTTCCAGCCGCCCGGCGCTGGTCCGGCACCCTCTGGGACAACGAGCGCGGCATCCAAGCCTTTGATGGGCCGTACCCCACAGCTGAAGATGCTTTGGATTGGGCAATGGAGTGGTGCCCAGAGGGTTGACTCGGCCGCAAAAGTCAAAACAGCCCGACGGGCTCCGCAGCACGATCCCAACTGCTGTAGACCAGCTCGGTGCGCTGCACGCCGCTGCCGCCGCCGGCCACGATGTACGTGATCGGCACGACCTCGACGTGCAGGCCAGCGAAGCATTCCCGAATGGCCGGATGGTCGTTGATGCTCAGCACTGCCTTGCCCTGCAGGTTGCGCATGCGGTCGGCCATCGCCTCGTATTCCGCCCAGGGGAAAGGCACGCCGTACCCCTCGGTTTCCCAATACGGGGGGTCCAAATAAAACAGCGTGTGTGGCCGGTCGTACCGCTTCATGCAGTCTTGCCAATCAAGGCGCTCGATGTAGGCACCATGCAGCCGCATGTGGGCCGCACTCAGATCCTCTTCGAGCCGTAGGAGATTCACCGTGGGGGCGGGCGCGGTCGTGGCCGTGCCCCACGTCTGACCGGAAACCTTGCCGCCGAAGGCTTGGTGCTGGAGGTAGTAGAAACGCGCCGCGCGCTCGATGTCGGTCAGGGTTTCCGGCCGTGTGATCTGCAGCCATTTGAAGACCTCGCGCGAGGACAACGCCCACTTGAACTGGCGCACAAATTCTTCGAGGTGCCTCTGCACGATCCGGTACAGATTGACCAGCTCGCCATTGATATCGTTGATGACTTCGACCTCGGCCGGCGGGCGCATGAAATAGAGCGCCGCGCCTCCTGCAAAGACCTCGACGTAGCACTTGTGCGGGGGGAAACGGGGCACGATGACATCGGCCAGACGGCGCTTGCCGCCAAGCCAGGGGACGATAGGGTTCGCCATGATGGGCTCCAGAGTTTGATATATTGCCCCCGCCTGTACAGGTGGACGGGGCCTCGGCTGGGCTCACAGGCGCGTTCTGTGGGTTCGGCGGCTTGGTCGGTGTTACAGCACCGACCCGGTCGCCTCGTTCTTTTTTTCAGGGGGCCAGCAGGCCCCGGTCGACGTCGATCTGGGTGCGCAGCAGCACTACCTCATCGTCTCGACGTGCAAGATCCGCTCGGAGTCCTGCAACCACTGCTGCCCCGCTTGCAACGTGCTGAGCGAGGGCGCCGTATCGATCTGCAAGATCGCGGCCGGCAGCGGCGTTGGCCTGGGCTTGCGCCCGGGCAGTGGCTGCGCTGCGTTCGGCGGCGAGGCGCAGCCGCTCAACACGGTCGAGATCAGCGCGCACAACAGCGTCGCGCGCAGGGCGGGCCTGGGTGAATGCATCGGATGCCTCCTGGGTTTGTGCTGCGTGGGTGGATTCGGATGTGGCGAGCTTTCGCTCCAAGGTCAGACCCGCGACGGCCTGGCCGGCCACTTGCTGGGCCTGGGCCGCGATCAGGCGCTGGTGGGCGAGCTGCTCGCCGTGCAGGCGCCAGGTCTGCAGGGCCAGCAGTGCGGCCAGCACCAGGGCGCCGGCCTGCCAGGCCTTGGACTTGATGGCTTCGAGCATGGCTACACCCCCAGCCACGGCAAGTACTTCAGTCGCCTGGACAGCAGCGGCACGGTGTTGCGCACGTGCTCCCGGTTGATGTCATAGGCGCTTTGGCCATAGCCCTGCCACTTCTCGCGGCTCTTGACGCTGTGCAGCTCGACGTGGCCGAACCACTGGTCGGCGTCGCAGCCTGCCCGCAACGTGCACAGCTGGCGGTCCTGCTGGAGGTGGCTCCAGCCGCCGTTGTATGCCGCGTCGCAGAAGGCCACGCGCACCAGTGCATCAAGGTCTGGCGACAGCGCCTGCAGGCGCGCATCGCAGCCGCGCAGCTTGATGATCGCCGCGCGCACGCTCAGCTCGGGCCGCTCGTAGACCGACTGCCAATCCAGATCCTCGAGGGCGGATGGGGCCATGCGCCGCACTTCGTCCAGGCTGTCAAAGCGCAGGGCGCCGCTCTTAGTCCATGCGCGCGTGAGCTGGGCCAGTCCGCCACCCTCTTCCCGCGAGGTCTTGAGACGCGCGGTCGAAGACCAGCACATGGAGTGCGTGAGCGATCGGCAGGACTCCTGCTCGAACAGCGCGCCCAGGTAGCTGCGGCGGGGGATCTTGGGCCAATGGGCGTTGATCTCGTCGACGATCATCGGCGCCATGGCCTCGGCCCTGGCCAGGCCGGCGGGCTGGCGCGCCTGCAGTTCGCCAGCCTGGGCAAACTGCGTCATCGATGCCCAGACGATGGCCACGACCATGGCGCCACGCAGCACGCACAGCGCAAGAAAGGCCAGCCCGGCGCCGATGGGATGCTCAAGGGCCTTGATCCATGCATCGCGGCCGTGGGCATAGTCGGCCATGGCCTTGGACGCACTCAGAGCCACGGCCACTGCCACGGCGGTCCACGACAGCCACAGCAGCCGCACCACGGGCTCGCGCCAGCCGTTGGGACCGAGGGAGTTGATGACGATCACAGCCAGAGGCAAGGCCAGCACGGCCCACCACCGCCAACGCTTGAGGGGATTCACAGGGGACTCCATTTCTTCAGGACACAAAAAAGCCCGCCGGTGTTGCCACGCGGCGGGCGCTGAAAAGCGGATACGGATCTAGACGTCGATCCGGGTGTAGACGAGGTCCGGGGCCGGCCCCGTCACGGCGCCGCCGCGCACGAACACAGGCGTGCCTGCCTCGATCTCGAGGGGGTTGTTGACGATGGACGTGCCACCGCCCGGGAACTCCACGCGGGCCGTGGCACCGATGCGTGCCACCAGGGTGGCATAGAGGACTGGTGGCTCGGTTTGCAGCCGCTGCAGGCGGCGGAAGAGATTGATGATCATGCGATAGACCTTTCGACATCGAGGGCCTGACGGATGGACGGCGCGTCGACCGAAACAGTGATGCCTCGTACCAGCCCCCGCCAGGTCTCCTCAGGCTCCTGCACTTCGATCAGGTAGCCAGGCAGGATCAGCCCAGGCCGGGTGCCGCCTGTGAGCAGAGGCACCGTGATGGGCTGCTGGTGCGTGATCGCCGACGCGGCCAGCACGGATTGCCCGCGCATCCGGGCCGCGACTACCTCAGTGATCAGCGCATCCGTGATCTGCGGGGCGAGCCGGTCGCCCGCAGAGCCTGCACGCGTGACATGGCCCAACGGCCGCCCCGGCGCCGTGCCCGCGATGTAGACGGCATTGAAGTGGGCCGCTTGGGCCGGATGCAGGCTGTCGGCGGTGATGATCTGCCCAGGCATGACAACATCTGCAGGCGCACCGGCCCAGGCCCACGGAAGATGGGGAAAACGGGGTGCGATCTGCAGCCGGGGCTCCGACCTGTGGCTGCGCACCACGGCGCCGGCAGCCTCTGCGATCCGCTGGGCCACCGACAACGGCGTGCCGCTGTGGCTCCACACGTTCTCGGGCACCAGCCAGTCGTCGATCTGCCAATCCAGGCCGATGCCCGTGAGGTCGAGCGCATCGAGCACCAGCTGCTGGGCAGTGCGCGGCACGGCGCTGGTCCAGTCCGTATCCGCAAACGCAGGCGCGGACAGCAGCGAGGTGATGCTGCGGCCGGTGAGCTGCACAGCATGTTCGCCAAACTTGCGCGTGCGCGATGGTGGGTCGACCAGAAACACCCACTGTATGCCATCGATGGTGACGCGGATCTGCTGCGGCACGCCCTGCCGTGGCGCCAGTTGGTCCAGCAGCGAAAGCTTGCCCGAGGCCGTCATGGTCCAGCCGTACTCGTCGTCGTTCGTGGTGATGCTGATGGTTTGCAGCGGCACGCGCTCCAAGCTGGGCAGCAGCACCGCATCAATGGTGTGGACAGTCATGTAGACCCTTAATAGCGGAATGACATAGCGCGGCGGCTCGGGGTTGACGCCGCCCTTGCAGCAGAAAAAGACCAGCTCGGTGCTGCCCGTCCAGGCCTGCGCAAACACCAGCTCCACGGCGCCCCCGGGCGGCGGCACATAGCACGGCGGCGGCTTGGGCGGATCGACCGGCCGGCCCGGCGTGATGCCCGGCGGCGGCACCATGGCGTCCTGATACCGCGCACCGCCCATGACCACGGCCAGCTGCAGGGCGTCGCCCATGCTGCTGGTGTGCCAGGCGCCCCGCTGCAGACCGTCGCCGAAGGCCTGCACGGTGGCGTGGCGCACGCGGATGGCTTCCTGGAATCGCTGCAGCACAGCCGTCTGAGCGGCCAGGGCGTTGTCCATGCCCTGGCGCGTGGCCAGGTGCACGCGGATGGCTTCCTGCCAGGCCTGGGCGGTGAACGGTGGCCGCGCCGACAGCCATGGCCTGCCCGCCACCGATGCGCGTGGTGCTGCTGGCCACGGCCGACTGCTGGTAGACCGACACCAGGGCGCCGCGCGCAGCTGCTGCCTCTTCAAACCCTGACAGCGTGCCGCCCACGGCCGGGCGGTCGGTGCGCGTCTGGTAGACCGCGCCGAGCGCGACCCGCGCGCCAGGCAGCCGGATGGCAGTGGCAGCGGTCTTGCGCCGCAGGGCACGGATGCCTACGCGGGCGCCTGGCAGGCGGATGGCCGCCCGCGCGACCGCGTCCTGCCCCGAGCCCGAATCGTCCTCATTGCCGAACACCAGCTCGTTGGGCGAACCACCGGCTAGCGGGCGACGGAAGATCAGCTCGATGATCGCCATGGGCTACTCGATGTAGCTGGTCGGGGCCAGCGTGAGGTAGCCGCCGGCATAGAGCTGGGTGCTGTCCGGGATCTGGATCTGGCCGTCGCCGCCTTCGATCGACACATCCGCGTCGAGAACCAGCGCGCCGCTGGCCGACACGATGCGGCCCCAGGTCGCAATGCCGGATTCAAGGATCATGGCGCCTGCTGCATCGCGGGCCAACAGCCGCAGGCGCCATGAT